GTATATTCACCAACTACAATCAGATAAAGAGATTGCAAATGCTACAAAGGCATTAAAAATCTAAAAAACATCAGACGCCGGTTTGGGATTATGTGGCCATCATATTCTTGACCGGCATCTTTTGTTACATGCATAAATTTTAAAAACCCGTTTTCGTATATAGCAATGTCAGTTTATTTTCCCACCAACTGACAAGGGTATACTATTTCTTTTTGGCCTACCACCAAGTTTGCAATTACAACTTCCACAACAAGGTTCAACGTTCTCAGGTGTATGAGGTAAGGAGTTATCAAGTCGGTTGCACCCCAATTCCCTCCAATCAGTTTCAGGGCAGTGAGCACATTTCTGAGTAAAGATATTGTCTACTATCCACTGAGCAGTAAGGGTGCATTCACCTCTACAGGCTTTTTTATCTGCATACCGGTAATTACTTAAAAGACCATTTGCCCTGCCAATGGGCGTTTGCTGATATTTTTTATTATATTCAGCCTTTTCTTTCTTATGCTCTTGCCGGTATTTTTTTTGCTTTTCAGACAATTCTTTTTTAAACTGCTGATAGTATTGTTTATTATATTCAGATACACCTTCCTTATGTTCTTCTCTCCATTGTTTTTTGTATTCAAGCACTTCTTCCCTGCGTTCTTGATAACGTTTCTTATTATATTCGATTATCTCTTGTTTATGTTTCTGATAATATTCTTTAAAATAGTCTTTATTCTGCTTCATGTTGCAAATATACAATTTTTTTTTGTAAAAACCAAAAAATAGCCAATTATTTTTAAAAAATATTAAAAGTTTTCTTATTTTTTTACAAATTTATTCATCATATTTGAAAAAGAACCCCTTGTGGGTTTTAAGTTTTCCGTTACAACATTGGCATACCATACCGGTATTGAAGCCATATGCAGTTACATCACACATCCGGTTATATTTCTTTATGATGTTTCCATTGATGTCCATTTGAACTATCTGTCTTACAGGTTTGCCACCATAATGAGGTCTCTTATTTGATGTTAACTGCTTACGAACTCTGTTAACATGATAACGCCACATTGCCCAATCTATCTCAATATTCTCTTCCATTGCAGCCCTTTGCAACTCTTCCTTTGATGTATATAATTTTTCATCAGGAATCTCCCGGATATAGGAATTGTTTTTATAATAATTCATAACTCTTTTTATTATAAATATAAATTAAAAATAAAAAATAATAAATTATTTTCACTTTTTTTAAAAATAATTTGCTTTTTTAATATTTTTTTTGTACCATTGCAATAATTATTATTAAAATACATTAAAAAATGAATATAGAGTTAAAGATGAACGATTACTTGAATGACAAGTTAAAGGAAAACACAATCCTTACCGTTAACGAGAAAAAGGTATTAGCCTCTTTGATTTACTCATACAGCATTTGCCGGAAAGCAAAGGATAACATTATTATCAGAAGAATGAGTGACATCAGGAATGACATCAAAATCAGTAATAATGACATGTATGATGCGATAAGAAACCTTGAGAACAGGTATCACATGATAGAAAGAACTCCCGGTACAACACTTGGTGATGCATCAAAATTTAAACTTGATTTTGATAAAATTCTCAACCCACCAACTGAACCGGTAGCAATAGATTTTTTGAAATTTTTAAAGACATCAAAACCCTCCGAAACATCGATTAATACAGTAGATATAGATACAGATATAGATATAGAAAAAGATACAGATATAAAAATAGAAAAAGAAATAAATATAGATAAAAAAATAGATATAAAAAAAGATATAAAACCGGAACCGGAAAAAGAAAAAAATAGTGTTACTAAAAATGGATTTGCAACATTGCAGGAATTATACTATAAACGGTTAGAAAAAGATAAAGAGTTAACAGAAATATCCGTTAGAAGTGCTGAAATGGGTTCAGGTGTTTATTAGTACAAGTACCGGTATATTTTTATAATTTTAATTATTATTTTTTTTAATTTATAATTTCTATTTTTAATTTTATTTCTACCGGAGAGAGTATTCTATTAACTTTGTTTAACCATTAAAAGGTTAACCATTATTAAGAAATCACTTATCTCCTACAGGAAGAAAGAAGAAAGAAAAGTTCCGCTAAAAGAAAGAAGAAAGATGACAAGATTAACGATGGATTATCAGGGGCTAAGGGAGCGTTATGGCATGCCCAAGAAAAAGAAAGGTCAGAAGGCCAAAATAAGCGTCTCTAAGGGCAAGAAAAAGAAAAAGGGTATAAGTACCAAGCCAAAGCGACCAAAGCCCCTTACAAGCGAAAAGAGACAGCAAATCCATGATGAGGATGTTAAGACCTATGATTGGTGGAAAGTTGCTAAGAGCATAAAAAATAGAGACAAGCGCTGTCTCCTATGTGGAAAGAAAGAAAACCTTCAGGTGCATCACTTATGGTATGATGATTACCGGTATAAAAACGGCAAATGGAATATAAGAAGGTTGTGGCAATACCCACCTGAAGTGCTAATAACGTTATGCGATGAGTGCCATGAGAAGGTGCATAATAACCCAACCCATAAGTACAATCCACTTAACAATAAGCCAAACCCAAAATACATTTAACATATTTTAACGCTTGAGATTTGTTTTTTACAAACTTTTTGTGTATATTTGCATTGTGAGAACGAAACTTAACATTATTTAGCATATAGGATTTGCATAGGTCAAAAGGATATTGTACCTTTCGCCATGTCAGAATAAGACAGATATTAACATTATTAAAAAATAAAATAACATGATTACAAAGAAAGCAATGTTTGAGGCTCTAAAGGAGTTGAGGGATGAATGGAGCACACATGGTTGGAGAAGAGCCATTGAAGTAACTGATGACCATATTTATGTTGGTTTGGACCGGATGCAATGTGGTGGCAACCTTAGCATAGCAGTTGGTGGACATGGTGGCATTGTAATAGATGAACCTATCATGGGATGGCTCAATGTCAGCGACTATAAGTTAAGAAAGATAGCAAAAGAGGTGGTTGACAGCATATTACCCGAACGAATGAAAATGGAACAGGAATTTTAAAAAAAATAATAACATGATTAAGAATTTTATTGAATTTACCAACCACCAACCGGTTGAAAATGACATCATCATTTTTGAGGGATGCGAGCCGGTTATTGACATTCTCGATAAGGAAACTGATGAGGTGTATGAACCCATCGAAATCAAAAGGGAACTTGGGTCAAAGATATGGAATGAACATGTTGACTATGCATGTGATGGGCCATTTTGGGCAAATATAGCCGGCAAAGATAGACTGCTTGAATATCATCATAAGGCATCATCATTTATCGATGAGCATGATGGAAAACTGTACATTGATGTACAATGCATGATTGAGTACATTGCTTCTATCTATGACTACCTTTACCAACAGCATGAAGATTTGTTCATTAACCATGAGTTAGGTGACATCACCATCGAAAAGGTATGGCTTGATATTAAGAATAATACAATCTTTGTTTCAACCGGAACATAAAAAGAAGTATCTAATAAATGTTTTGTTTATTTTATTTTGACCATTACCCGGGTGTCTGTGACAGATGGAACCGGGGATTTGTTTAACCTTTTAAATTTTAAATTATGAAATTCACAAGTGAAGAATTGGGCGTTATAATGCCATGCCTTTCTACAGAATTGGCAGATGTAGAAAGCAGAGAACATGTTATAAGAAGGCTTATGGCAAAGGTAACTGATAATGTGGACTTAAGACCAATTGACAAGGAGAGACTAATGGATTGGTGTGGGTTGGATGTTGACAGCGAAGATGAATTATCACCGGTCAAAAAATCATTAAAGGATAAACTTCAAATTTAAAAGATATTTCCATATTTTCGCAATAATGCCCTCCAAGTCAATTTCGACAAGGAGGGCATTTATTTTCGTTTTAAGGCGTTATCTCAAGCGAGGTGGACAACTTACCACCCAAGACACTTCGACGCCTCAGAGAGCATTATTTTAAGTCTGTGTTTATTTTTCGCATGCCATATATGTTGAACATAGGATTAGGTGCTCGTAACTTAGGTCTTTTAGCGCAACATGCATCGCAACAACAGGTGGAAGGATGGTATAGCCGGAATGATTCAGCATGCTCGTCCAACCACTTTATTAGGTAGTCTTTCCTCGCCTCGATTTGTCGGCGAAGATGTGATTCGAAATACGTTGTTTCCTTAAGGCTGATACTTTCTGAGTTATCGCTTTTTGATTTAGTCACACCGACCTCGCTTACATGATACAGCATGCTTGGTAAAGCCTCATAAGCAACGCAAAAACCCAAGTATGGATATATAGCCTCAACTAACGCTGTTGAGTTCTCCGGCGTAAGTTTATTTTTCTCTACTTGATACAGCAGTTCTTCATAGAAAGCATCCCCTATGATTGGGAGTAACCACTGTACTTCTGCCAACTTACAATAGTTTTTAACTTCCTTTGTATTAAAATTAAGAGGGATTGGTGAAAACTCTTTCAGAAGTCGGTCATTAAACAAAATATTTTGTATCATAAATTTGTTTTTTTAATTTTTTTTTGTATATTTGCACTAAAGTGAAAAACACATATATTTATTTTTATAAACATATTTTAACGATGGAATACACAGTATACTTAAGAACAAACCTTATAAATGGAAAGCAGTACGTTGGACAAACGAAAAATATAAGAACGAGAGAAAATGATTGGAGATGTCTCAAAGCAAGGTATGCAAATAAGATATTGACAGAGGAAAGAGAGAAATATGGGGTAAATAACTTCAAAACAGATATACTTGCAGAATGTGAAACTCAGGAAGAGGCTTGGGAACTTGAACAAAAATATATAGCAGAACTTGGAACAAAGTATCCGGCCGGATATAATCAAAGTGATGGGGGTGAAAAATCAAACAAAGGTGTTAAAGGAAATCATAATGGACATGAGTTTGAAAAGGGTCACACACCTTGGAATAAAGGGATTAAAGACCTTCATCTTTCACCGGATACGGAATTTGTAGGCATCCCAATAGTACAAGTTAAGGACGGGAAAATTGTAAATGAATACCCGTCAATGATAAGTGCAAGAAAAGATGGTTTTTATACAAGTGCAATCGCTGCTTGTTGTAAAGGAAAAAGAAAAACTCATGGAGGGTTTCAGTGGTATTATAAAGAAGATTATGAGGCATTAAAAAAAGGTTGAGCGTTACTTCTCAACCTTTTCTTCTACCTTTTCTTCTGTGAGTTCCTTATCGTCCACATCAGTATTTGGTTTGGTATCTTCTGCGTTATTTTCGCCCTTAATATCATTAAATCTCAATGGCTTCATGATTATCTCAGTATCGATTCCATTCATCTTAAAACAATCATTTATGGTCTTAATAACGCATTGCCGGTTATAGTTACCAACGACTTTATTATATACGTTATAAGCCACTTCCAATAGTCTACCCTCTGAGTTAAAACCGGTTCCACCCAAGTTAGGTAGGCCAACCAACTGAGGGTCATTGATTTGATGTGCTGCAAGGATTCTATTAATAACTCTTTGGTTTGCACCGGCATATTCATCAACATTTGAACCCTTATTTGAAAATGGTGTCCATTCCACCGGTTTATCCTCAATATTTGACCTGAATGTTATGGCTATTGAGTTCGCCTGAGAACTACCCTGAAACATCCTTTGAACGTTATCAATGATTGCTTGTCTCTGTTCATCAGTCTCGCATTCAGGAAGTGTTAATATACCGGCAGCAGAGAAACCATTTACGATATGTTTTAAATCAAAATTTATATATTCTATCTCTGCTTGTATGGCTTTAATGGCCGGATAGTAGTGAGGAGATGTATAATAACTCATTGTAGGGCTATACTTCCTAAAGCAGTATATATATGGTTTGCCCCTCTCAATAGTTGTATCCGGACGCATATCGAAAGCATCAATCTCAATGGGAGGATTCATACCAATAGCAGACCAATCGTTTGAAATCCAATAAGTCATTATTTGTCCATCCTCATCATAAGGGGACCATCTTACTTTTTCAGCCGGTATATGCCAAAACGAAAACGTCTTGTCATCGTTATTTTTAATAATTTGTAAATAATAAGTGCCAAATAGCATAAAGTCCAAGGCGAGGTTTCTGATAAGTTCGTCAAAACTATATTCATAGTTAGGAACAGTTTGAGAACCATCAAGAGCCATCGCTTCATAATCTATGCCACCGGCAACGATACTTTGAACACCAAAGTTTATACAAGCAGCATGTGTGGGCGATTCATTATATAAGCCCAACAACTTATTAGGAATATCATTCCGGGAACCATAATTCACATAACCCATACCACTTTTCTTGGTTATTGGGCTTCCCTGTATTTCCTTTTCAAAATTCATTACATACACTCCGGCATTTCTTTTTTGGAGTGTGCTTTTATTCAACGAACCTTTCGTCCTTGCCATATTTAATATTTTTAATAAACATACGAAAAAATTAAAATTTATTAAAAAAAATAATCAAAATATTTGGTTTTTTAAAATATTTTTTGTATATTTGCATTGAGCGAAGCGATAATGCCATATTTGCATTGTAAGAAATAATGAGGCTTTTTTCTGAACATTTACCATATATACACCCCGCCGGTGGAGTCTCTTGGATTCATTGTTTAGGATGCTTGTATGTTTATTATTTTTG